AGAAACTGCCGAGCAGGCAGAGAGGATTAGAGGCTTCCTGGAAGCCCATATGATTCATGCTTCGCAATTAACGGGTTTCCGAGTTGCGGTATCGCGAGGTATCGTTTAGGATTAACCTACTGTTATCATAGTGCAAGAAGACTCTTGGAGAGGCTGAGGTGCCCATAAAAGGGACGATCTTTGATCGAATCTCGCCTTCCTCTAAGTCTTCGCACTCACCTTCGGAATATTCGGATAATCCGTACATTCCGTAGACCATGGCTAGGAGACCTGGCTGCCAACTTGGTTGGTCGGGTACGTCTAGCAGAGACAGAGGGGATAGTTTCAAAGAAACTTCTTCCATCCTTCGAGATCTGAGTGCCCAAGGCACTCGAGAAAATCCTCGACTGGTTCCAGTGTTAATATCCCAGATGTTAGCATAGGTTTGGGAATCCTTGACAGTTGTCATTATGTCATCTATCGGGATCCAACCTTCAACCTTCGCTGCCTTGAGCTTCTCACGGTAGCGGGCGTTAGGTGGAACTTCGAGATCTAATTGATCTATCGTCGCTGTAGGGAGATATTCTCCTAGCAAGTCACGATAAATGTCGACGTCCGGTTGTTCTATACCTCTACTCATGATATGTGTGGTGGACCAGGCGCTCAGAATCTTCTTTGCGCTTTCGTTCCCCATTTCTCTATGAGAGATGAGGGTCCGATGCCACTGTGGCAGTAGTCCGTACACTATCTTGGGTGGGAGCCCGGGCAGTCCAAGACCGCCCCACTCTCTTGGTAGAAACAATTCGGGTTTGTACTCTATATGTCTCTTCATGTTCCTAAGGAACAGAAGGATCATTGAGTAACCAATTCTTTTGAACTCGCACCATTGGAACTCCTTGGCAAACTGGGAACTTTTCCCGTAAGCTGGGTTCGTATCATCGTCTCCCCTTCCGGACTTGGTCTCGGGAGAGAGGAGTCGTGGCTTTGGTACCGGAATTTCCGCAGTAGCAGTTTCTATACTTTGTATATCAATCAGCTGCTGACAGTAATTCGCGTGATATCTGAAGATTCCCCACTTTTCAGTGGAAGGGACCATTGTGGTCACCTTTGAAGCCTCAGCGTATCGAATAAGTTCATCTAAATTGTCGTCAGCATCTATCTGATCGTCGCCGGCTGTTGCAAAATACTTTGATGGTGTGCCTCTGCGTGCGTAACAATTTGCTACGAGCGCGAGAAAAGTAAGAACGATTTTCGTTCCAGGCTCTCCCATGAGGCACCCTGAGTTTGTGATTGTCACAACCCCATTCTCTTC